AGCGTAGACGGGTATATTAATTACTCTATGCAGAACGGCTTTACAGCCTCTTCCTTTATTTTTCCTGATACCAGGACCCGAGTGGACTTCAAGACCTATACTCAGTACAGCAACAACCAGACGATCCTTGAGGGTTTTGAGTTCGGGTTTAAGCAGCCCGAAGGGTTGAATATCGGCGCTTGGCTTGACGAATATCTAGGTGACGCAGCCTTAGTAAATACATTGCGGTTCCGATTGGCTACACGGGACTCCAAGATGCTAATTGGGTTTACCCCGATTGACGGCTACACGCCTTTCATCTCGGACTACCTGAAGAATGCAGAAACCCTAAGGACTAAGCCTGCGGTTTTACTAGAGAACAAGGCAGTACCAATCGAGCAGTACAGCCCTAGCCGTGATGCATCTGTAGTATATCTGCATTCAGACGAGAATCCCTTTGGTGGTTACGAACGTATAGCCAAGGACCTAATAGGTAGACCTGACTCGGAGATACTGGTCCGTGCCTACGGCGTACCAGTCAAATCAGCAAATGCTTTGCTTCCTTACTTCAATACTGAAGTAAACGTACTATCTAGCGAACCCAATAAGTACGGGATGCAGTTCCCCGACATTTCGGATAAGTCGGAGTTCACCTGCTACCAGGTGGTTGACCCTGCTGGTGCAAGGAACTACACCTGCATCTGGGCTGGAGTCAACGAGCACGGCGAGGTATACATCCGCAAGGAGTGGCCTGACCGTGATACCTTCGGGGAATGGGCAATCTTTGGAGATCCTAAGTGGAGGTACGGCCCTGCATCTAAGAAGGTAGGCCTTAACGTAGAGGGATACTGCGAGCTGTTTAATGAAATAGAAGAGGACCTTGGCATAGAAGTAACCGAGAGAATCGGGGACTCCCGTTTCTTTGCTAAAGAAAACGAAAACAATGACGACCTGTTTACTTCCTTTTACGACTTCGGTCTAAGCTTTGTGCCGTCCAGTGGAGTAATGGAAGACCAGGGGATTACTGCCCTAGACGATTGGTTTAACTATAACCCGAACGTAGGGGTAGACGAAGCTAACAGGCCCCTATGCTACATTCACAAGGACTGCGGTAACCTCATCGACAGCCTTATTAACTACAACTCGCAAGGCAAGGCCGACGAGCCACTAAAGGATTTCTTTGACGTTATCCGATATTTGCGAATGTCAAACAGCGGAGAAGGCCCAGACTTTATGTCTAATGCCTCAATGCAAACAACAAGAACAAATCAAGGAGGATATTAATATGCCTAAGAAACGAGTGCAGACAATTGCCAAAGAGCACAGCGTAGAGCTGGACTACCTTATTGAACTAGTAGAAAGCAAACTACCAGAGCATACCGTCACTGGTACTGGCTACGCCAGATGGATTAACGAAGAAGGCCAGGACTTACTAGAGAAGGCCGTAGAAATCCCCGAGCTTGCACCCAAGCGTTACCGAGGAGTAGTGCACTCCAAGGCACCCAACCGAAGTTACATCTACGTGTACATCAGGGAGATCAAGAAGAAGGTACCAGCGGTCATCCCTCGTAAGCTAGAGAACTTTCTTACCGAGGGTAAGAACGTAAACGTAGAGGCTATCACTGATGACAGAGGAACATCTTACCGCTATGTAAAATGAATCCATCCGAAGAAGACATTACGCTCGATCCAGAATGGATCGAAGAGCAGGTAGACCGACTGGCTGCCTGGGAGTACTTGAACCGCTACGCAAAGCATCAATTAGACCAACCAATGCGACCACAGGAATTATGTGATAGAATTGGTGTTCACAAAGGTTACATCTACGAGATGGCTAAATCTGTTAGAAAAAAACTAAATGCAAAATAAATCTACTTTCGAGGCGTTGACTTACGTTGACGCATCTCCAGACATTGCTGCTTTACGCAACGCATACGATGAAACAGTAAACGAACTGGAGGCATACTTTGATTTGTGCCGTACTAGTTATGACGACCGCCGCAACTGGTGGCCAGGCAAGAGCCGAGATCACCGCAAGCACGGAGCAGATGCTTTCCCTTGGGAGGGAGCATCAGATACAGAGAGCCACGTAATCGACGAGCGTATTACACGCCTGGTATCTTTGTTTATGTCTTCCCTGAATCGTTCCAACATTCGGGCGTACCCAGTGGAATCCAACGATATTTCCCGTGCAGAAATTGTTTCGTCCTTCCTTAAGTGGATGACCACCAGCGGATATATTCCACGCTATAAGCGTGAAATGGAACTAGGAGCCAACTACCTGCTAGAGCGAGGCCTTCTTATTACTTACGTGGGCTGGCACTCAGAGGACCGTCAGTTCCTGCAGAAGCTTACCCTAGAACAGATTGCAGAACTAGACCCAAATATTTTTGGTGCAGTGCAGTCAGGTGAAAAGGACGACGAGCTAGTATTTATTTTACAAAACATCTTTGAAGGAGTCACCGAGAAGCGAGCTAAGAAGGCCCTCAAGGAACTTCGGGATACAGGGGAAGCGGAGCTTCCTGTTGTTCGCCGACAGGTTGACGCACCAGAGATTAAGACACTCGCCCCAGATGGGGACTTCTTTTTTCCTCCGTATGTAACTGATCCGCAGCGAGCACCTTACTGCTTCTGGAAGACTTACTATACAGCTCAAGAACTTGAGAACAAGGTAGCAACCGCAGGATGGGACGCTGACTTTGTTGACTACGTCATTGAGCACTACCGAGGGGTAAACATTGATAGCATTGAAAGAGAACAGGAAGGCCGCCGCAGTACAAGCTTGACCGATAACGCTTACGAAGCAAATGAACTAATAGAAATCGTGTATGCGTACCAGCGGCTGGTCGATCCTGAAGATGGAGCAGAAGGTATCTACTGCACAGTATTCCACAAGGAATACGATGGAGGTAACGGAGAAGCACCAGCGTTTGCAAAGCGTGAACTTCTTAACGGTTACGAGGACTACCCAGTTGTAGTCACTAAGCTGTCTGAAGACAGCAAGCGTCTATACGATACAACTACTGTACCTGACTTACTGCGTGGTATTCAGAACCAAGTAAAGGTAGAGCGGGACTCTCGCATTGACCGCAACAGCCTAGCTACATTACCGCCTATCCTGCACCCAGTAGGACAGGCACCTAGCGACTGGGGTCCAGGACGTATGATTCCATATCGCCGTAAAGGTGACTTGGACTTTGCGCCTACGCCTGCATTTAATCAGGGTTCAATAGAAATGGAAGTCAATCAGTCTACCCAGGCGGACCGCCTGGTAGGACTAGACGAGGACTCACAGATCTCTAGTATTCGCAAGCAGTTCCTTGTAGACAAGTTCCTGCAGCACAATGCAGAGGTTATGCGTATGGCTTACCGTTGCTTCCAACGTTTTGGACCAGACGAGATCTTCTTCCGTGTAACTGGTATCCCTGATCCACAAGTTATGGACCGAGGTAACCCTGACGCTAACTTTGATATCACGATTAACTACGACGTACTGAATACAGATCCTAAGTCGCAGGAAGTTAAACTGGCTCAAATGACCCAGCTTATCCAACTGGACCGCAATGGCCGTATAGACGTTGACAAGTTGATTGCTGTACTCGCAGGATCTATTGATCCTATCCTTGCGGACTCTGTGCTTTCACCAGTAGAAGATGCTCAGCAGCAAGTGGTTAAGGATGTCACCGACGACCTTACAAAGATCTACGCTGGTATAGAAATGCCAGCACGTGCAAGCGGAGGGCAGATCGCTATGCAGGTACTACAGCAATACGGAGAGCAGCCTGACATCCAGCAGAAGCTACAAGAAGACGAAGCCTTTGCTGAACGTCTGCAGAAGTACGCTGGTCAGTATCAGTTCCAGATGCAGCAAATGCAGAACGCAGAGATCGGACGCATAGGTACAACCCCAGCACAGATGGGTGAAGTACAAACTCAATCAATGCCTCAATACTAATATGGAAAAGCCAACAATCGAACAAGACATAGAGCACCTGCAGCGGCACGATCAGTTCCAACGCTTCATTGAATTAATCAATGACTTGAGGGAAGAGTGCATCGCAGAAATGCACGACGCTCCAACCGACAAGATCCAGCAACTGTCAGGGCGTATCCTTAGTTACGATCAGATATTGACAATGTCTACCTGGGGCCAGCCTTCGGCTACCGAATAATTTCATAGCACGCATTTCGTGTGCTATAATGCAAAACATAGCTATCGCTCGGCGTTGAAGAGTGGAATTATATGAACAACGAAGTCACAACGGGAAACGCTGAACCCGAAAACTCTACAGCGGAAAAGACAAATATAACAGCGGAAGATTTTGCGATCCAACGCTTAGGGCAACCAACCCCTGAACCAGAGGAGCAAGAAGCCCCTGAGGTTGAGGAAGAGGTAGCCGACGAAATTGCTACTGAAGAAGTAGAAGACACCGAGGAATCAGACGAGAGTACTGAATACGAAGGGTCCGAAGCTGAATCAGACGAGCAAGTTCTTTCTCAGATTGATTTAGATGATATGTCCGAAGGGGAACTACGGGAACTAGCTGACAAGCTAGGCAGCCGTGCAGTAGCCCGCTTTGGAGAACTCACAGCTAAACGCAAGGCAGCAGAAGAAAAGCTACAACAAATTGAAGCTAAACTTTCTGCCGAGCAAAACAATCCACTGCAACCCAAGAAGGAAGTTAAGAACAATCCGTTCGACAGCGTAGACACCCTTGAGGATCTACAAACTAAGGCAACGGATGCTAGTAACGTCATTGAATGGGCAGAGGACATTATGTTCAATGCAGATGGATATGAAGCTGATGATGTAGTCACAGAAGTCGAAGGCAAGGAGATGACTAAGGCCGATGTCCGCAATGCTTTATTGCAGG